CATCGGCTCTGCTGGCGGCAGCTATGTGGCCATCATCCACCCCTATGCGGCCTACGACATCAAGAAGGACCCCAACTGGGTGGAGGCCCACAAGTACGCCAGCCCTGAGGAGATCTTTGAGGGCGAGATCGGCAAGATCAACAACGTGCGGTTTGTGGAGACCAGCGAGGCCAAGATCTGGACCGGCACCGGCTGCCCCTCGGGCCTTGCGGTGTTTGGCACCCTGGTGCTGGGTGCCCACGCCTACGCCACCACCGAGCTGGAAGGCGGCGGCCTGCAGCACATTGTGAAGCAGCTGGGCTACGGCGACGACCCGCTGAACCAGCGCGCCTCTGTGGGCTGGAAGGCCGTGAAGACCGCCGAGCGCCTGAGCGAGCAGTACATGGTACGCATTGAGAGCTGCAGCGCACGCTACAGCGCCAAGGCGAAGGCAAACTGAGGAACGGAGGATGAACAAATGGCAGTAAAGAAAGAAACCGCACAGCAGGCTGCGGAAGCAGCAACCCAGGACGACAAGGCCAGCCAGGGCGTGCAGGCGGAGAAGCCCGCCACCGAGGTAATCCACCTGTTCAAGGACAACGGCCGCTACTCCAGCGCCCGTTTTGTGAGCGTGAACG